GAAAGCTCATGATCGCGTCATATACCGCATGGGAATGTGTGACGATCTCTACCTCCGGGGCGTCGGCCGTCGAGCCAAACCATACATGGAAGCCTTCCGGGACGTCGATGCTGTACTGCATCACAAAACGACGGTAGCCCATATGCTGCAAAAGGTTGGAGACCTCGTTCCACTTTTCAAGCGTTTCAATGACCATACATATCACCCGAAGCCAGTATACCCAAAAGTAAGGAGGACGGCAATGTTTGATATTGAGAAGATGCGCCAGAAGGGGATCTCGGAAGAGTCAATAAAAATTATGGAGCATATCAATGAAAATAACCGCCGGCGCGAAAAGTGCGCCGGGCATGATTTTGAAATGGTCGGCTTCGGCCGTTTCCGTTGTAATAATTGCGGGTACGAGGCAGACGGCAGCTATGTGGCCGGATACAACGAGGCCTTCCGGCACATGAAGGCAAAGGAGGCACAGGATGGGGGCGGCTGATCCGCGGACGCGGGAGGAGTGCGAAGCGCTCCTGAAGGAAAAGGGCTGGAAGCTGGTTTATCAGGAGCGGTTTACGGTGCCGACCCGGTCGTTTGAGATATGGGAAAAGCCCGGGTATCCCTATCAGCTGCGGCTGGAGTGGCCGCTGGGAGCGGGTTCAACATTTGAAACGGAATGCGAGATAGCTCGGGCAATGAATAGGATCGAGGATGCTGACTGGGTTGAACCTCTGAACGCACTGGCAGAAAAGGCGTTACAACGCTATCACTAAGGAGGACGGCAATGCCAATTAAGAATTACACGTCGACAGTCGGCGTATATCAGAGCCTGGGTGGGATTCAGGAGGCGCTGGCCCGGCACGGGGCCCGGAAGGTCATGATCGAGTATGCCCAGGACGGAATGCCCGAAGGCGTGACCTTTGCGCTTGAGACGCCCGCCGGGGCTCGGGGATTCCGGCTCCCGGCCAACGTCGCCGGCGTGCGTGCTGTATTCAAGAAGCAGGGGATCAAAGACCCGGACGGACAGCAGGCCCAGCGCACGGCCCGGAAGAATGTTCACGACTGGGTACAGGCCCAGATGGCTTTTGTTGAAGCCGGAAACGCGACCATGGCGCAGCTGTTCCTCCACGGCCTGACGGACAAGTCCGGGGTGACGCTGTATGAGATCTATGAATCGGGGCGGCTGATGCTGGGGAGCGGCGGAAATGACTAAAATGCCGTGCTATGACTGTGAGGAGCGGCGGCCGGGCTGCCACGCGGCCTGTAAAAAGTATCAGGAGGCGCTGGAAGCCTACGGAAAGACGCGGGACGCAGAAAAGCAGGAAACGGACGCGCGGAGCCTGCTGCACGATTATGAGCAGGACAACATCCGGCGGGCCCGGAACAGGTGAAAGGAGCTGCGTGTGCTTAAACTGGCATTTCCATATCAGAAAGAGCTCAATAACGCCTGGCAAACAGCTGTATTTTCGGAGAAATACAAATTCTACAATTTCACGAACTATTGGGATTACGAGATCAAGTTGGACGCCAACTCCTGGAACGTGATCCAAATGGTCAGCGTAGATACGAAGGGCAGCGTACTTGGATACTTCAGCGCCTCGTGCGACCGGAGCGCAAATAAGGTTTCCAGCGCCGCCGCGATGAACTTCGGAGAGCCGAATTTCATATTTTCAAGGGACTTCTACATATTTCTTGCGAGTTTGTTTGAAAAGTACGGGTTTCACAAGATCGAATGGTGCGTCGTTATCGGGAATCCGGCCGAGCGGATCTATGACCGGCTGATTGATAAATATGGTGGCCATGTGGTAGGGGTGCAGCACGAGAGCACCAGGCTCTCGGACGGGGTGCTCTGCGACGTGAAAGAATATGAGCTTTTCAAGCGGGACTACGAAAGGAGAGGTATAAAGCAGGGGAGAAAATAGGAAAAGGCGGCCCTAATATGAGCCGCCCTTAGCAAACTTATTCCGAAAAGACTGTTGTTTATTCTGTGAATTATGCGGGGCCAACTTCGTCGATGCTGACATCGACATCCTCATCAAAGCCATAATCAGAATCTGCGCCCTGATTGCCAGTATCGGGGCCTTCCGGACCATTACCGGACATATCAACACTTCCTTTCTGATTTAAATGATAACGCGTTTTTACAGAAAATGCAAATACAAATATAAAATAATTAAAGGCTCTTCGAATAAAAGAAAGAAGGTACATACAAATGAGCAGTGCGGTTAATCACGCGAAAAGAAGCCACAGGAGCAGCGCACGGGCGCGGGCGGCGTTCGGGAATATGACCCGCCGGGCATATATCCACGGCAGCGACAGCTATACCGGAAAGCCGCTGGCCCTGCGGCTGACGATGTTCGGCGGCTGGATCCGGAATAAACGCGAGAGTGCGAAGGCCGGAGCGGAGGGTAAAAATGCCGGATAGAGCATTGTCGTTGTGGCAGCCGTGGGCCTCGCTTTACGCGCACGGTTACAAGGGGTTCGAGACCCGGGGCTGGGCGACGAGCTACCGGGGGCCGATCTACATACACGCGGCAAAAAAGCCGCTGACCGAGACGCTTGCCGACCTGCCGGCGGAGCTCGTCGAGCTGATCGGAGATCTCTTGCCGATCATCCCGGAGAACTATCCGCAGGGCTGCCTGGTCGCCCGCGGGGAGCTGGTAGCCTGTCACCGGATGACACTGGAATTTGTCCGGGGCATAACGCCGACAGAAAAAATGCTTGGGGATTGGCGTATAGGGCGGTTCGCCTGGGAAATCCGCAATATGATCCGGCTGGACAAGCCCGTCCCGTGCCGGGGCGCGCAGGGCCTTTGGAACATACCGGAAGGGGTGGCAGTATGAACGAGCAGGAGCTTCTGCCTATGCTGGTGACGGCCATGGAAATGACCGCCCGTAATGCAGAGATATGCCAGACCGCCCTGAAGGCGCTGGACAAGTGCATGAAGAACGGTGAAATCCTATCGGCGGAGCTGCTTGCGGTTCGGGCCGAACGGGATGCCCTGAAAAAAGGGATCCAGCGGAGGGAAGGGCCGATATGGCCGCCGTATCCGCCGATCGGGAGGTAATGATGAAAAATCCGATGATCAGGTATCTCTGCTGCTCCTGCGCCGAGGCGCTGAAAAACGGTTATGACGTCATGGAATTGGCGGATGAAAAGGCAGACACGGAGCGGATCGTCTGCGCGTTCTGCGGCCATCGGGTCTATGGCGGGAAGTATCGCGTCAGTGATAAGGAGGACGGCCATGCCGGAAACACTTGAGCTCTGCCGGCCTTGTGCCGAAAAAATGAAGAAAACGCACATCTTGAAAGTTGTGAGGCGCGAGGCGGACATGAAGCTCACCTGCGCCTGCTGCGGAAAAAGAAGATACGGCGCAGCCTATGAGGCCACGCCGAAAAAATAAGAAAGGTCAGGTACATAAAAATGGTCAGAGCAAAATTTAAATGCGAAGGTATCGCCAAGTTCAATAACGGGGCTCACATTACACTTGCCCCTGTGTATACGGGCAGCAAGGAAAACGAAGAGTTTTTCAACGCCACACCTAGTGGGAAAATTGATCTAATGATTGTAAACCCGTCGGCGGCAGAACAGTTCAAGTTTGGCAAGGAATACTACGTCGATTTTACGCCGACTGCGGCAGAAGGAGAGTAGTGGATCCGCTGCTGGAAGGTGTGCCGGTGACGCGGATGCGGAAGACGACGCCGGGCAGATACCTTGACCGCGGCGCTGTGGGACCTGAAACGGCATGCGACGAATGCCTTTGCAAGCGCTGCGCGCAGGCCGATTGTCCGGCGCGGCCGAAAGAGCGCGATTGCGCGGACGTCTGTATCGGACGCCATTATATCGTTGCTTCCTGCACGTCGTTTATCTCCAGGTAAGACGGCGAAGGAAAGCGGGCGGGCGATTGCCCGCCCGCACAGAATTGTCCGTTTTGAATCGGCTTTCCGGAAACGCCGGGGAGCGGCTTGAGAGCGGAACCTATACATTAAATAAATACGCGCGCACGCGTTTCTTCTGGGGCCCTTAAAAGCCTAAGTAAGCGACCACTTGAAAGAGAGGTATCTATGGGGGAGGGAAAATGGATGATCCGCACATACCGGAGCGGCTCGGTCGTCGAGGAATCCAAGTTTTGGGTTCCCGACAGATCGACGCCGCGATCAAAACGGAAAGCTTCCGCGACGCCGCGCAAACAAGACCAAAATGACAGGGACGCGGTGAAAAGGCTTGCCCGGCTCATCAACTGCAATTTCCGGCCGGAAGATATGTGGATCACACTGACCTACTCGCCGGAAGGCTTCCCGGGACTCGAAGGAACGGATCCGGACGAGGCAAAGGCCCGGGCCGAGCATGACCTCACGCTGTATCTCCGCCGGCTGAAGCGGGACATGGAGAAGCTCGGCGTTGAGTGGCGATACATAGCTTTGACATCCGACATGGACGGGAAGACCGGGGAGCTCATCCGCCCGCACCATCATATCATCATGTCCAGGGCGGCATATGAGCTGTGCCGCGATAATTGGAGCCTGGGGACCGTCGATATGCAGACGCTGCGGCATCAGGCCGATTTTCTGTCACTGGCGGTATACCTCATTAAGCAGGTCCGCCGCAAGCCGGACGCGAAAAAATGGAGATGTTCCCGGGGGCTGAAAAAACCTGTGGTTACTGAGCGGATCGTCTCGCGCTGTGCCCCGCTGAAAAATCCGGCCGGGACCGAGTTGCTGGCGGAAGGCCCCTGGGATCGGGAACGGGGGGAGCATTATATCCGGTATGTGGACAAGCGGTCGAATAAACAGCGAAAAGGAGGCGGGGGATAATGACCAATCAGGAGAAGAAAGAGCAGCTTCAGAAGCTGAGAACAATTGATATCCGCATTGATAATCTCATCGATCGAAAAAAGAAGTGGATGGGCAGGGCTTGCAATATTACATCGTCCCTATCTGGGATGCCGCGAGGCGGAGGCGATGCCGATCGGATGGGAAGCATTATTGCAAATATCGAAAAGATTGAAGATAAGCTTGAAGCGGAAACCAGGGCATACATACGTCAGAAGAGCAAGATGACAAAGGCTATCAAAGCGATGTCGGATTCGCAGCTTCAGGCCCTGCTGACAATGAGGTACATAGACGGGTGCACATGGGAGCGCATAGCCGTGGAACTTCATTATGATATCGATGGGAAAAATGTCTACAAGCTGCACGGAAAGGCCTTGTCTATGCTGCAGCTATAAACTGGACACAAAATTACACCTTTGCCTGTGGTATAGTAGCACCGTAGAGATGCGCCCACGGGAAACCGCGGGCGTTCGTTTTTAGCAGTCGCGGGATGGAGGTGGTTCACCTGGGGAGCAAGACGAAACAATATTGCGCCCGGGCGCCTTGTTATACTCATCAGCCTGGGCCTGTGGCGCAGAAGCGTGAACAGATCTGCTTGTGCGGTGACTGTGCAGCAGATTACCGAAGTGCAGGGTATAACATTGAACCAGATTTCGCAGTGAGATATCGAGAGCCCTGCGACATATGCGCCAGGCCCGGATGGACATACCTGATCACGCGGCGGTGAAGTTCAAGCAAAGGGCAAACATGAAATAATCCAGGGGATAAAAGGGTAGCCGTTTAGACAGCTCATGTGCTCTTACCTCCGCATGGCGCTGCCCTGTCCCTTCTTATGCGTATGTATTATCACAAGACAGATCCATTTTATCTGACAAAAGAATGGCGCCGCCTGCGTAAGGACGTCCTGAAAAACTATAAGTCAGAATGTCAATACTGCAAGGCGCGGGGCAAGTACAGCAAAGCAACCCACGTACATCATGAGTTTCGCCGGGATAAATACCCCGAGTATGAGCTGATGGAATATGTGACGCTGCCAGAGGGAACGGTCAAGCGGAACCTCGTGCCGGTATGCAAAACATGTCATGAGACAGTTTGCCATCCGGAGAGACTGAGGCATGCGAAGGAACCGTTGACACCGGAGAGGTGGTAGTACCCCCGGTCGGAATAAACGCAAATTAAAATGGCGCTTCGTTACTCGGCTGGGTTATGGACAAGAGAGGCTTGTGCGCGCGTGAGGAAATTTTTTGAGAGTTGAGAGGAGGCGAGCGGTTTATGGCTACGCAAAAAAGCATCAGGGAGTCGCTGGAACTGCAGCTCGCCCAGAAGGGGGCCGGCCTGGATTGCTTCACGGATCTGGTCAAGGACTATATCAGCCTCTGGAAAATCAAAAACAGGCTTCTGGCGGATATCCGCAAACGCGGGATCGTGTATAAGGACCGGTCGTCGACCGGCGTGCTGATGCAGAAGAACAATCCATCGGTCAAGGAACTGCTCGGCGTCAACCGGCAGATGTTGTCCATCCTGAAAGAACTGGGGCTGACGACCAATACGGCAGGGGATGACCAGAAAGATGAGTTGTGATCTGAACCCGCGTATTCGCCGCTATCTGGAACAGGTCGAGAGCGGTGAGATCCGCGCCTGCAAGGAACAGCATCAGCTTGCCGTACATATCCGGCGATGTTTTGATACCGAAGACATCTACACCGATTCCGAACAGCTTGAACGGTACATGCCACTCGCGGGTTATTTCCCCTTTGATCGGCTGTTTCCCTGGCAGGAATTTATTACGGCGCTGCACCTTTGCACCTACTGGCGTGACAGCGGCCTGCCTCGCTGGCCGGATATTCTCTGTCTCATCGGACGGGGAGCGGGTAAGGACGGCACGATCGCGTACGAATCCGTTTGCCTGATGTCCCCGTATAACGGCATCCGCAGCTATGACGTCGATATCTGCGCCAACAACGAAGATCAGGCCATGCGGCCGGTACGGGATGTCATCGACGCCTTCGAAACGCCTGGTAAAATGAAAAAGCTGAAACGGCACTTCTACTGGACGAAGGAGAGCGTAACTTCCCTCGATACCAGATCGGTGTTGAAAGGGCGGACAAACAGCCCAAAGGGCAAAGACGGGCTGCGCTCCGGCGCAGTCTTCTTCAATGAAATCCATCAGTACGAAAACTACGCAAATATTGACGTCTTCACAACGGGCCTCGGAAAGAAAAAGCATCCGCGCCGCGGATACTTCACCACAAACGGGAATGTCCGGGACGGCCCCCTGGACGAAATGCTGGCAGACAGCCACGATATTCTCAACAACCCGGACCAGCCGGACAACGGCCTGCTGCCGTTTATCTGCAAGCTGGATGCAGAGGAAGAGATCGACGATCCGGCAAACTGGGAGAAAGCGAATCCGTCCCTGCCATATCTTCCAAACCTCCGGCTTGAAATCGAAAAAGAGTATAAAATCTGGAAAGCCAATCCGAAGCAGCTGCCGGCGTTCATGACCAAGCGCATGAATTTTCCGAAGACGGCCAGCGAGCTGCCGGTCACCAGTTGGGAAAACATCACGGCGACCAATAAGCCACTGCCGAATCTGAAAGGCTGGAGCTGCACCGTCGGCATCGACTACGCGACGCTGCGCGACTGGGCCGCTGTGAATCTTCATTTCCGGAAAGGCGAGCAGCGATTCGATTTCGGATGCTACTGGGTATGCATGCAGAATCCGGATCTTTCCCGCATCAAGGCGACCTGGCAGCAGTGGGATCGAGTCGTGCCGGTGGATGATGTTGAGATATCGCCGGAGCTTCTGACGGACTATATCTTTGAGAACGCTCAGGACTATGACGTCAAGAAGATCGCCCTGGACAACTACCGTTTCGCGCTGCTGAAGGCGGCGCTCGAAAAAATCGGGTTCGACCCGAAGGAGCGTAAAAACGTCTATCTCGTCCGCCCGTCCGATATCATGAAAATTCAACCGGTGATCGACAGCTGCTTCAACAAGCAGCTTTTTTCGTGGGGCGACAATCCGGCGCTGCGCTGGGCGACGAACAATACCAAGCTTATCCGGTCGGGGAAAAAAGAGGGAACCGACACAGGCAATTATTATTACGGCAAGATTGAGGCAAAAAGCCGGAAAACAGACCCGTTCATGAGTCTGGTGGCCAGCATGGTGGTCGAGGACGAGCTGGGAACCGGAGAGAACACATTTGACGATCTTCCTGTGATCGTCGCTTAAGAGGGTGATAAAAAGTGGGCTTACTATCCTGGCTCATAACAAAATTCGGCGGAAAAGTCTCAACCAATGACGATATGCGCGTGTTTGCGGATGAATATGCTATGCTCGCCGGGGATTTTTACATCAGGGAAATGGCCTTTGTTTCCGCCGCGAACCTGGTGGCCAAGTCGATCAGCAAGTGCGAATTCAAGACCTATTTCAGGAACGCGGAAACCAAAGGCAAGGAGGATTACCTTTGGAAC